TTGCGCAAGTGCGTCAAATCTTAGTTGATAACGGCTGCCCTACTGATAATCAAATTTCATTGATTATGAACACAGCGGCTGGCGTTAAATTGCGCAACTTAGCGGCACTTCAACAAGTTAACACTTCAGGCAATGAAGCGTTACTTCGTCAAGGCACTTTGCTTGATTTGCAAGGCATCATGATTAAAGAATCGGCTGGTATTACTTCGCACACAAAAGGCGGTGGTACTTCTTATGTCACTTCAGGTTCTACTGCTGTTGGTGTAACTGACATTGCACTTGTAACAGGTAGCGGAACAGTATTGGCTGGTGACGTTGTCACGTTTGCAGCAGATACCGCTAACAAATATGTTGTTGGTACTGGCGTTACTGCTCCTGGCACTATTTCATTAAACGCTCCGGGTGCACAAAAAGTTATTGCTACAGCAAACGCTTTAACCATTGGCGATTCTTACACACCAAGCGTTGCGTTCCATAAATCAGCGGTTGAGTTAGGTATGCGCCCACCTGCTATGCCAAACGGTGGCGACAGTGCTGTTGACGTAATGACAGTGCAAGACCCTAACAGTGGTTTAGTGTTTGAGATCGCAGTTTATAAAGGTTATATGAAAACCATGCTCGAAGTGCGTTGCTTATACGGCACTAAAGTTTGGAAACCAAATCACGTTGCAACGTTATTAGGTTAATTTTTTTAGGGGTTCGCGTTCGTTCCTGTTCGCGTTCCCCGCCTTTATAATGGCGGAAATATGAAGCATTACGTTTGCAAAATAGCAGTTAAGCCAACCACGCTAACGGCTGAAACGGTTTATCAAGCATTTATCAACACTGACGATACATCATTACGCATTACTAAAATGCACATTCAACTTGATAGTGCAGATGCAGGTGGAAATGGAAATTCGGTTTATGCGTTTGCTAGAATTAAAGGCACGCCAACAAGCGGCACAACATTAACCCCAACAAAATATGATAATCAAAATGAGCCTAGCAAAATGCTATGCTTACGCAATCAAGCGGGTTTAAATATGACAGGCGTTACACAAGAGCCTTATTTTATGGAACGCTCGGTTATATCTAAATCTACTGGCAGTGCATCAACAATTGATTTTAATGGTAATAATGAAGGTTTTATTTTGGCTAAAAATGAAGGTTTAATTATTTTTGCTGATGAAGATGTTATTTCAGGAAGTGGAGTTTACGGCATGCTTGAATGGATGGAGGATTAAATGACTTTAATCGTTGAAGATGGCACTGGACTAGCAAACGCTGAAAGTTATGTGTCTGTTGCAGATGCAACCACTTACCATACAAATTATGGCAACACTGCATGGGCAGCAATTACTAGCGACACAACAAAAGAGCAACTACTTCGCAAAGCCACAGACTATATGGTCGCGCAGTATCGTTTGCAATATGCGGGTTATCGCAGATATTCAACTCAGTCGCTAGACTGGCCGCGCTTATACGTTCCATTGATTGATTCATTATCTGCTAATGTATTTCCTCAATATGTGGATTTTGACATTGTGCCTGCTACAGTTAAAAACGCTTGCTCAGAATTAGCATTAAAAGCCTATACAGCGATATTAATGCAAGATTTAACACAAGGCGTTATTCGTGAAAAGGTAGATGTTATCGAAGTTGAGTATGATAAGTTTTCGCCACAACAAACACGCTATGAACAAATTGATGCAATGCTGTCTGTTTTTTTTAAGCAACAAGGCAATGATATGTCGCGCTCGTTGGTGAGAACATGACACTCGACACACGCGCCCGCGCTACAGCAGATAAATTGCTAGATAAGTTTGGCAAATCAATCACGCTAACGTCAATTGTCGAGGGAAGTTATGACCCTGCAACGGGTGATATGGGTGCAGGTACAACAACAAGCACCACGCACACGGCAATCATTAAAGATTATAACGGCATTGATTTTATTAGTGGTGTTGTGCAAGCAGGTGATAGAAAAGTAATGATTGCAGCGTTAGGCGCGCCAACGCCACAGCCAGCAGATAAAGTAACAATTAACAGTGAAGTTTATCAAGTGATCGCGGTTCGTTATATTTGGTCTGGTGAATTACCCGCGCTTTATGAATTGCAGGTGAGAAAATGACAGGTTCAATGTCGCAAATTGTTGGACGCATTAACGGGCGTATTGATAACAAAATCAGAGCCGCAACCAGTGAAGTTTTTTCTAATATTATTCAAATGACACCAGTTGGAAATCCTAGTCAATGGCAAAATCCAGCATCAGCACCAGCAGGTTACGTTGGTGGACGCGCTCGCGGTAATTGGCAATGTACAATTGGTGCGCCTTTTGTCGGTGAAGACGATAGTGGTAGCGTAATGAAAGCACAAAGTGTTATACCACGCAGAGCAGGAAGTGTTGTTTACTTAACCAATAACGTGCCATACATTGGAAGATTAGAATATGACGGGCATAGCAGACAAGCACCGGCAGGTATGGTGCGCGTATCTATTGCATTATTTGAAGGAGTTTTAAATGGCTCTAGTTGAAATTCGAACAGCGTTAGAAACTAAACTTAACGCGCTTACGCCTACACTTGCAACGGCATGGGAAAGTGTGCCGTTTACGCCTGTAGTGGGTACAGCATACCAGCAAGTAAATTTAATGATTGCAGACACGCTTAACCCTACACTAGGCGGCACACATTATCGCATTAAAGGATTTATGCAGGTACTTTTGTGTTATCCACCTAACGCAGGCGCAAAAACCGCAGCAACACGCGCTGATTTATTGGTTAATCATTTTAAACGCGGTACAAGTTTAACAAGTGGCGGCATAACTGTTATTATTGACAAGACACCATCAATTGCACCGGCATTGATTGACGGGGTGCTTTATAAAATTCCGGTATCAATTTATTTTTCAGCAGATATTTACTCTTAAGAGGTTACAAAATGACAATTGCTCAAGGCGTTAAAAAAGTCGTATCGTACAAAAAACAAACTGGTTTAGGTTCTCCAGCTTCAGGCAGTGGAGGTCAGGAATTAAGACGTGTGACCAGCACAATCAATTTAACAAAAGATACTTATCAATCAAATGAGATTCGCTCAGACCAGCAAATTGCTGATTTCAGACACGGCTCAAAACAAGTTACAGGCACATTGAGTGCAGAGTTATCGGCTGGCACATATAAAGATTTTTTACAGTCTGTATTGCGCAAAGACTTTGTGGCTATTTCTTCATTGACAGCAGCGGCAGTCACTATTGTTGCATCAACTGGCGTGATTACATTCCAAACAGGAAATCCGTTAACTGGCGGTATTAAAATTGGCAATGTGGTTCGTATTACAGTCGGTAGTGTTAACGCGGCTAACTTAAATAAAAACTTATTAGTAACAGGCGTTACAGCAAGCACATTAACCGTTAAAACTTTAAACGGTAGCGCATTGGCTGATAATGCAACGTCAGTCACTGGTGTAACCATTGCCATTCCCGGCAAATACACTTATGTACCAGAAACTGCTCAAACACAAGATTACTATACTGTAGAGCATTGGTTCTCAGATGTAGCGCAATCAGAGGTTTACCAAGACGTTGTTCAAACTAATGCACAGATTAAAATCCCTGCAAATGGCATGGCAACTATTGACTTTCCGTTAGTTGGCTTAAACGTATCAACAGGCACATCACAAGTGTTAACTTCACCAACTGCAATCACAACAGGTGGTGTTACTGCTGGCGTTAACGGTTTGTTATTAGTTGCAGGCTCACCTGTTGCAATCGTTACTTCAATTGATTTTGATGTTAACGGTAATGTTGCAGTTGCGGACGCGGTAGTGGGTTCATTAACACGCCCAGATGTATTTCAAGGCACTGTAGGTGCAACTGGTACTTTTAGTGCTTACTTTACTGACGCAACATTCCGTGATTACTTCATCAACGAAACTGAAGTTTCAATTGTGGTTGCATTGACAACAGATAGCACTGCAACAGCAGACTTTGTTGTGTTCACGATGTCACGCGTTAAAGTTGGTGGTGCTGATGTTACTGATGGTGCGTCTGGTTTAACTCGCACATTCCCATTCACTGCGTTAAAAAACACAGCGGGTGGCAGTGCAGCGGCTAATTTAGCGACAACAATCATGGTTCAAGATTCACTCGCTTAAAAATAGTGCTACAATTACCCACGCTTGTAATTTTGCAGGCGTGGGTATTTTTTTATAAATCAACAGGAACATACGAACATGAGCAAAGAAAATAAAGGTTTATCATTAGCTGATTTGGATTTAGTTAGCGCGTCAGAAAACGCTTACGAGTTTGAATATCTAAGACCAGACGGCAGTGACACAGGCGTTTTTGTAACGGTACTAGGCGCACAAGCACCTAAAGTACAAGACTGGGTTCGCAAAACACTTAACAGAAGAAAATCACAAGACCAATTAGCGGCAAAACGCGGCAAAGAAATTGAGCGCACAATTGAAGATGATGAGCAATTTGGTATTGATGCAGCAGCAATTCGTGTTGTTGGTTGGCGCGGCATTACTGAACCATACTCACATGAGAACGCTTTAATTTTAATGGAACGCAATAGTGAATTGCGTGAACAAGTATTTGAGGCAAGTAATAACTTGGGAAACTTCACCAAAGCCTAATTGATGACCTTGTTACGTTTGGCAAACGTGAGTTTGAACTCAGCAAAACAAACGATAACGGTTCAAGTTTACGCGATGAAGCTCAAGCTATTGTTGCAATGGGGCATGAGATACCAGACGATTATAAGTCGCTACCTATGCCAGAAAATTACAGACATTGCTGGTCGTGGTTTGGTGAATTAAGCCGCACACGTTCCAGCAATGGATTTGGTCAAAATCCAATTAGTTACAGTGAAATTGACGCTTGGTCACGATTGACCAATATTGAATTAACACCATTAGAAGTAAGTGCTATTATGAGGTTAGATAGTGCTTACTTAACAATCCAAGCCGAGCAAATTGCACAACGGAGCAAGAAAAAATGACAACAGATACCTATTCCATTCAAGTCTCAGTCGATTCGACCAGTGCAGTAACAGCCACGCGCAATTTAACGGCAATGGAGCAAGCAACGGGCAGAAGTGAACGTGCTTTGTTTAGTTTAGGTAACATGGCAAAAGCAGCAAGCGCGGCTTTGCTTGGCATTGGATTTAAAACCGTAATTAGTGAAATGGCATCGTTTGAAACAAAAATGCTTCAATTAAAATCGTTAACCGATGCCACCACTCAACAAATGAAAGCAATGGAAAAACAAGCGCGTGAACTTGGCGCAACCACTGCATTTTCAGCACAGCAAGCAGCAGAGGCGCAAGGCGTTTTAGCGTCAGCAGGTTTAAAAACAAATGAGATATTAGCAGCAACACCAAAAGTTTTAGAATTAGCAGCAGCCGGAAGTTTGGAATTATCAAAAGCGGCTGAAATTTCAACTGGAACAATGAAGGCTTTAGGGCTAGAACTTAGTGACCTTGGACGAATAAATGATGTATTTGCTAAAGCAGCAGGAGATTCCAGCACAAGCGTAAAAGAAATTGGCGATGCAATGGGACAAATTGCTCCAATTGCTAAAACTTTTAAAATAGGATTAGAAACATTATCGGCATCACTTGGAATTTTAGCTGATAACCAAATCAAAGGAAGTGAAGCAGGAAACAATTTAAAAGCAATGCTTGTTGCATTAAGCAATGACACAAAAGATAACATTGAGATATTAAAAAAACATGGAGTCACTTATTCTCAACTAAATGTTGAAGTTTATGGTTTGGCAAAAGTTATGAAGGTGCTACAAAATGCACATTTAAGCGGTGCTGAATCATTAAAAATATTTGGTAGTGATGCAGCAGCAGCAGGGAATATTTTAGCGGCTAACTCTGCAAAAATAGATGAATATGCCAAAAAACTAGAAAACGCAGACGGTTCAGCTAAAAAAATGGCTGATACTTTAAATCAAGGATTAGCAAAAGCTATTGATTCATTTAAAGGTACATTAAGTGAAGCGGCATTGCAATTAGGTGATTCTGGCTTAAAAGGCGCATTGACTGATGTTATACAACAAGCAACAGGCGTTATTGCAATTTATGAAGGCATGGGTGATAAATTTGCAGAATCCAATAACTATACAAAAGAGCAA